GGCGAACGCAGTATTAAATCCCGCTTCCAACCGTTAAAACTCGCTCCCCCCACCGCAATGCTTGCCACGCCTGCCGTCTGCCAGCTAAGCGCATCAATTTCGGCTTCACATATAACGGTGGTCGGTTTCGCCATTTCTATTCCGTATACCAGTTCGCGAATGGGCCAGCCTCCTTTATGATACCAGAAAGTCTTACCATATACTGTGCGGTACTTCACGTTTGCTAACTGACCATTCGGAACGTTCCACGGAATCACAGCCGCTTTCTTTTCGCGGTCATAAAGCACGCCCATTTGCCGCTGGACGTCCTCACTGATTCCGCGCTTTTTTAAATACGTATACTCTTCGGTGTATTTCGTCATGATGTCCGCATTCAACGACTGCCTAGATCGCTGAATGCGTAGATTAATAGGTTTGAGCGTAACTGTGTCGCCTGTTTCGGCCTGCCATCCGTATTCGCCCGCCAGGTATTCCTCGGTTTCTTCATACGTTTCATTGCGTAAATATGCAAGCAATTTTGTAAAGTTGCCGCTTGCCCATTCCGCATCGTATGCGCCACTGTCTCCGAAACAGCCGGCATATTGACCGGTAAAGTTTACGAAGAATGACGGCGTTTTGTCATAACGGAACGGGCTCGCTGCGATCAGCTTGTCGGCTGACCATTTCGGGCGGACCCAGTTAAACTGCTCGAGCTCGGCGCGGATGTCGATTTCCACCGATTGCCCGCGAACGTTAATCGTTGACATTTGGAATCACCCGCCAATACTGCGCAATGTCCTTTATTGTACATTCCGGAGTGCGCCACTCGTCAATCGACTCAATGTATCCGGTGAACTCGCTGACTTTTACGAATTTACCAACGGAATTATTAAACTTGCTGCGTACCATGTCGCCGTCTTTCATAGGACATCCTCCTTACGACATATTTTTAATTTTACCCCTTTAATCCGATAGTGAATAGGGGGGAAATTTGTCGAATTGTCTTTTTTGTAACTTTTTAGTAATATTCGTAACAGTTTAGAAGTCGAATTGACTAACGGCCGCCTCGCCGGTTGCTACCTCGCGCACAATTCCGTAATTCGGTAAATATAAAACTTCAACCTGCGTCCCTTCTCCGCCATTCCGCCCTTTGCCGATTTCAATAATCCCAGCGCCGTCTAGCGTATCAATTCCGAACACGTTCGCCGCATCCTCTAGAACTGCCTTCGTTTTCTTAATTTCCGCACGTTTTGGCGCCCGCAGCTCTCGATTGCCTTCATCGTCGCGATCGTCCTTAACTTCATCCGCCTGGGTGATGACGTGAATGACTGCGCCAGTCAGTCCGGCTAAGCGCCTGATCCTCTTCGAAGTATTGGCGACATCACCACCGGCCACTTTCGACGTGTTCGCTTCGTAGTCCATCAGATAAATCGGATCGACGACCACTACGTCCGCCTTTGTCGCAAGGATGTCCGCCTCCAACTGCTTCACGTCTCGCGTAAAGAAGTCGGCATCGTCCGCAGCTCTCAGCGTCAAATTGCCGGAAATGTGTTGACCTTCCGCCATTTCAAGTAAGAAGGTTTCAAAGCCCGCCTCGAACTCTTCCGACAGTTTGCCTGTCAGTAGCGCTCTATTTTCGAAGCCGGCATCATAGTCGACACCTTCGATATTCGCGTTGACCGTGCCGGCTCGAGCGCTGATTGCCGAGTATGCCCGCGCCATCCATTCAAAGCGCGACATCTCCATCGCCCATACGAGCACATTAGCGCCCTGAGCAGCGGCCTCAATCGCCTCTTCCATCGTAAACACCGACTTACCGCGACCGGATCGTCCGTGCCACGTATACATGTTTCCGCTGAGGTATCCGCCGATTTGTTCGTTAATCCCCGGAAACTTCGACTTCCATATCTTGAAGGATTCGCCGGCTTTCCGCTTGCGGTATTCGTCAAGGAACGATTCAGCGTCCGACTTAAGGCTTGTTCCTATTTTATCACGAACACGCGTTCGCTGTCCAATATTTTCTAGTTCGGATTGCAGCCAGTCGAAGTATTTAAAAATATCTTTTTGCCCGACCGATTCGAATTGCTCGCCGAGCTTACCGTTAACCAGTTCCGTAAATTGCACTTTTGCCGAGTGCTTTTTGATTTCGCGCGTTAAAAACTCGTAGGAGTCTAAAACTTGCGGAGTGTAAACGAAGTCAGGACACTCCGCTGTAACCGTTGCGTATCCGGGTGCCTGACCGCGATTCTTATCGGCATAATCGAGGATAAATCGGAGGGTCTGCCTATCACCCTCCGTAGCACAATCCTTCGCTGTGATGCCGTATTTTGTTAGCGCCTGGACGTTATTATCGTCGATTGCTTTGCTTAGCAACATTTGCGTATAGTGCATTCGCTCGCCTCCTTTATATTAATTAAACAAATTCAAACTCTTTCGGTGTCTTAAGGTTAACAACTAAAAATAAATTAGTGAAGTAGTTCTATTTTTTTGGTAATATTTGCGCGATACTTTCTCGTAGAACGGCTTAATTTTTTCGCCACACTCATCCTCGTTAACAAAGCGTCATTTTTCTTTTATTTCGTGCATACACTTAACCATCAACCTTAAGGAGTGATTACAAATGGGTAAGTGCTTGCGATGTCAAAAGCCTCAAAAAACTACTGTTTCCTTCTGCAAAAGTTGTATAGATAAAGACTTGAAGGAACGAAACGAAAAACGAAAGAAACAAGGTAAGAGTGTATACAAGTAATTCGCATTGGTTATACTCTTGTTAGTATAAAATAAGGAGCGATAACCTTGAAAAGACTTAATCTTTTAGTTGAAAACAGAACCATTGAACGGTTAGATGTTTTATTAAAAATTTATCAAGAGAAAGACTCTCAAATTACCTATAATGAATTAATTGAATATCTTGTAACTTGGGCATGTATTCAAGAGAAAGTGATTTCTTAATAGGAATCACTTTTTTATTTTTTAAAATCAGCAATCTGTTTTTCTAACGATTCAACTTTTTCAGCTTGTTCTATAAGCCATTTACCAGCTTTTTGAATATCCTCGATACTTTCCAATGACAAAGCTGCTTTATTAACAAACATTATTTTGTAATACTCTAAGTCCTTTCCCAAATTCCACAATCCTCCTTATGTCGCGATTTAGGTCAACTATTCAACTTCAGTTAACTTTTTCAGCTCGCAGTCAATCGCCATCACCCGATCGCCAAACTCCTCGTTACCCGTCTTCGCCAGCATATCCGCAGCCCAATTCCGCAAGTCTAGCAAGTTATCAATCTGCTCGCCGCGCTTCTTCCGCAACTCCTTTGCCTCTTTCGCCAGTTGTGCGCTCAACTCCCTCGCTGTCGGCTTTCGTGGTTCCTGTTTCGCCATATTCATTACACCTCCGAAATATTTAGAAATATCGATTGCCCAATCGCTTGTATCTAACGGTTTACTTGTGTCTACAGGCGCTGGATTCGCCGCCAGCCATTCGTCCGCCTTGTCTGCCGTTTCGACTAACGTTAAGTCCTCGACGTCTGCCTCTAGGAATTCGCCACTGTGTGCATCGACCAATTCGTAGACTGTTTCTGTCCATGTTTCGTTCGGATAGCGCCAAGTGTCGATATGGTATCCGTCAACACGGAATACTCTAGGCCAGTAACCATCCACTCGGACTAAGTCGAAGAAGTTGAAGAAGATTTGTTCGTCGTTGCTCATTCGGATGCCTCCTCGTTGTCTAGGCGTTTATTGGCGATTTCCACGTATTCTTGCTCTGTTTCAAATCCGATAAAATTGCGCTTTGTTCGGACGCAAGCGACGGCAGTTGTTCCGCTACCCATACAATTATCGAGGATAATTTCTCCTTCGTTCGAATACGTTCTAATTAAATACTCGAATAATTCGGTTGGTTTTTGCGTCGGATGGTATCCTCGCTCGCTGTTAAATTTAATAAGATTTTTCGGGTAGTTAGTAAATTCTTGCGTGTATACATCTCGTTTTTGCTCGCTTGATAAATGCGATAATCGACCGCCTTTATTTCGATTGCTCTTTACGATTGGTTTATCGAGTTTTATTAGTCCTTGCGGATTGTAACTGGGAAATTTCTTGTAAAACACTAAGACGCTTTCAGTTATTTTTAACGGTTGTTTTTTCGCGAGCTGAAAATTTCGTCCTTGATCCTTTTCCCATATCCATTCGTATTTGAATAGTTTCGGGTTACTCATTACGAGCGCGCTAGTAAACGGCTGACTTGCGGTCAATACTATTGCGCCGTTATCCTTAATTACCCGCTCATATTGCGCCCACATCAACTCGAAAGGGATAATAGTATCCCATTTACAGGCAGTAGTTCCATAAGGAAGGTCGCATAAAATCATATCGACTGACTTATCTGGAATTAACGCCATGCCCTCGATGCAATCACGCTGGTATATCCGATTTAGTTCTAAACTTCCGAGTAGTTTTTTCGTCAAATTAACGTCTCCCCCTCTTCGATTCTCCTCCGAAATGCAACACCGCACACATATCGCGCATCCGATCGTAAAGCCTAGCGTCAAACACGACTGCCATCTCCTCAATCGGCAAGTTACTCGTAAATATCGTTGGCATCCCGTTAACCGTCCGATAGTTAATAATCGCGTGAATGTACGCTCTGAACGCTTCACTGGCCGACCTTACTCCGATGTCATCTATGACAGCAAATGGCGCCGTCTGAGCGCGTTTAATGACCGCCTTGATGTTACCTATGCCCGCCTCGTCATTCGTCATTGTAGCGAGGTTGTAGTCCGTCTGAAAGGCGTTGACATCAAGGAAGTAAGCCGGAGTCTGCGCCGCTTGGGTTCCCCGCTTTAGACTTCCGAGATAATGGGCGATCATCCATTCGTTCAAGACTGCGATTGCCGTCGTCGTCTTGCCGGTGCCTGGCGACTCGCTGAAGAGATAGAGCGATTTTATCTTTCGGCTACTTGCGCCACTGTTCCCCTGAAATTGGCGTTCAAATGTCGCGGCATACTTTTCGATAGTTGCGTAAACCTTCGCTTGACTTTCGCGAGCTGGCGAATTGGATAACGTGAGCAACCGATAATCGGCCGGTGTGTTTGCGTTGGCGACTCGGCCGCCCGTTCCGCTGTAGCCGTGCATGGCGATGAATGCCGAGCACTGGCGATTGCAGTTCGGACCATTTGCGAGTTTGCAGCGCTGTGCAAGAATGCAGTTATTTGCGTGTGTCATTCGTTCACCTCCGAAATCCTTCGATAAATTCTAATTTAGTAATGTGTGGCCCAACTCCTCTAGCAACTTTAACTGACTTTCAGTTATTTCTTTGTTTCCGTAAACGGCGATTAAAGTTGGGAAAGGCGCCGGCGATACTTTAAAATTTCCGTCTTCCCTCCAAGATGGGAATAAGCGATTAATAAACTTTAGTCTTCCTTTAATGAAACAAACTGCTTTAGCTGTATTCAGGCAATAATTTTGCATTGCTTTTGTATCGGTTCGACTCGGCACTAGCATAACAACTGTTGCATGAGTTCCTTCAACGGAACATTTTTCAATCCACTTCGCTAGCTCTTTTCCGTAAGGTGGGTTACAAAACACAATTTCTCCTTCCCAACTTTTAGACAGTCCGTCTGTTTCCATAGTGTAGTATTTAGGACAAGTCGAGTTGTAATCTCGGCAGGAAGGATCTAATGTGAAATTCCATTCTTTATTTAACTTTTCGAACAAGTCTTTCGGCGTTTCCCATTCATTTGATTTACTGCTGAAAAGTTTCTCTTTATTCATTAAAATCAATCTCCCTTATTGCAAATTTGTTTACAGCCAATCGTCGTCAAACTCTTCCGTCTGCTCAACCGCCTGCTGAACGACCGCCTTCCGCTTCACATCCGCCAGCACTCTCGGCAATATTCGCGCCCTCTGATAGCTAAACATAAAACTGAACGCCAGCCCCGGATAATCCCGTGTTGGCCTATATTCCGCGAAACAAGCTTCAATAAATGCCCGCACAACCTCCGGCCCATGCTCCGCAATCATCGACTTCAGCCAGCGCGCCTCAATCGCAAAGTTTCGCGTCGTATACTTGATTCCGTATTTGGCTTCGTGCTGATCGGCGAGAAACTGTCGGAAGGTGGTTACGGTCCAGTCGGGCGTTGGTAGGTTGCGCCAATCTTTGACGGAGATTTTTGCCATCAATCGTTCACCCCTTCGATTTTAATTCCGAGCATCCTCAGCGTTTCCTTGACGCCATCTAGCGTTCCTTGCGTATATTCATCGGGATCGCTTTCTGCCAGGTAACGCACATAATTTTCGATGGTTGCGATAAGGGCTGGCGATAGGGTTACGGTCATTGGTCAACCACCTCATATCCGCAAATCAGCGCCTCCATCAGTTCGTCGTAATCGTGGTCGAAATGGCGCAGGATGATTTCGGATCGCTCAGCCTCGTAGCCTAGCGAAAGGATGTCGGTGAAGGCTTCGGATTTGGTATCGGCTAGGTCGGTGTAGTGGCGGATGGCTTCGGCTACGTTTTTAGGTACTGTTATCTTATTATTCATTTTCGCATATCTCCTTTTCGCATAATCTTTTATTATTTAAAGCGTAGCGTCGAATTTATGAGACGCAATGTTTTATGGTTCTCGTTATTATAGTTCTCGTTACTATGGTTATTGTTTATGTGACGTCCGCCGAGTGACGCTTACCGTGTGACGCTAGAATATCTCAAGCCCACTTATCGGTAATATCGTATATCTGACGTTATCCCACGTTTGCTTATCGTGATCCCGTGATTGCACCTTCTGCACGACAGCTCGCCCTTGCCAGCGATAATCACATAACGATTTGATGCGCCGGTTTGCCGTTTCCCTTGCGACATTTAATCGCTGTGCTATCGCATATTGCGTCGGGTAGCATTCGCCGTGTTCGTCCATGAACGCTGCAATTACGCAAAGTGTCTGCCAGCGCTCCGGACCCATGTCGGCGATTAGTCCGCTATGGACAGCTTCGACGTACATTTTAACGAAGATGCGCGTTTCCCTCTTGCCGGAGGTTAGCGATAGTTCGGATTGTGTTTCGATTGATACGAGATTTTTGTCGGACATTTATTGCGCCTCCATTTCGTCAATAGTGCGTGGGTTGGCGTGGCACCAGTAAACGTAGTCTCGATACTCGCCGACTGTCATAGCGTTTGCCGACGCTAGCCAGGTGATTAGATTATCGAAACGTTCTTGCGACAGTTCAAAGCGTTGCCTATTCGCTTCGAACCATTCGAAAATATTTGAGTCGTTTTTAGAGAAGTTTAAGTCAGCCCTTAACGGGATCATGTTGCCGTTGAACGTACCGCCATGACCCGTTGCTAAAGGTATTGCATGGTCTAAGTGTATTTCGTAATCGCCAGTAATTGCACAACCTCCGTCAAATATAGTAAGGAGATTTTCTAAATCTTGTTCATAAAAATCAACTCGTAGATTTTTTAATCTTGCCCTTCGTCTATGAGCTGATGCCGACATTTTTTCTTTGTTGACTAACGCCCACTCGCTTTTCATAGTTTTCATGCATTCTTTGCATCTGTTATCCAATCCGAGATACCTTTTTCGGTGGATATCAAATCCATCTATGCTTTTTATTTCGTTACACATAACACATTCCATATAAACACAATCTGAAATGATGTTATATCCTTTCACTGAGAGGTAAGTGTTTATATCACCGTAAACTTCTTTACAATATTTACCTACTTTATAATCGTCTTCACTCCTTTCTCTGGTTTTTGGTAATAAATAGTATCCATCTCTTATAACCGAAGCAGTTATTTCTTCTAGTTTATCCTCTTCCCAAAGCCATTCGAAATTTTGGTAAAGGTGCTTTTTATCTTCTTGATCATCAAATGGCGTGTAAATTTCTAATTTATATTTTTTTACTACTCTTCCTACTTGCTTGTGATCCAGGCCTAAGAAAGAAGCTGTTTTTGTAACTGAGTACCCCGCATCTAATAATTCTTGTATTTCTTCAACCACCAAATCAGCAGCAGCCAACTTTTTCCTCCTCCTCTCGTATTCTGTGCCGTGTGACTTTCCTGCCTTACACTTAATAATAGGCGCGACATTTCAACCTCGCGCAGTTTTACTCAAAAAAAATAACGCCTTGTATTAATTGGCGTTAAAAAGTATTGTATATTGTTCTCAAATGCCTTCGCGTTCGATAACATAAAACATTACTTTTAATAGAAAAAAGACTGCTTTTTACACAGTCTCTTGAATATTCTTCAATATTTCCTCAATCATAAAGTTAAATTGTATATCCACTTCATCTTTTCCAAATGTCACTCTTTCTACAACTCGAGATAACATAGCTTTCTTCAAATCATCATCTGCGTGATCAAATTTATCTTCCCAATTCTTTAATTCATCTGCAGTATATTTCACGTCAAAATAATTTCCTTCTTCAGCGGTAATTTCTGTTTTAAGTAATTCGATTTTATCAGATAAACCGTTCACTTGTAACTCTATACTTTTAATTGCACCTGATAATTGTTCTGGAGTAAAAGAACTTTGTCCAATTAATGAGTTAGCAATTTCCATATTTAACTTATCTAGTTGCTTAGTGAATTGTGTTTTTTCTTTTTCTAAATTTTTCAATGCAGATACTTTCGTGTCAAAGGTTTCTTTTTTCTTATTTACAGATGTATCAATAAATTGCTCAATATTAATATGCTTGAGGATTTCTTTAATATTGTGGATAATTAATTTATCATACTTTTTAGAACCCCAATTATTACTTTGATGATTTGCTTTTCCTTTATTCAACGGACAACGGTATCTATATATTGTAGTTGTGTAATCCTCCCCATTACTCTTCTTGTACGTTCGGTACAGGTAATTACCACTTAACTTTGCTCCACATTGACAATAAGCCATACCTGAAAACATTAATTTTCCTGCAAGTGGAATTCCTTCTTTATCTTGACCATGTAAAGCATCATTTCGTTTTTTCTTCATTTCTTGCACTTTATAATATACTTCATCAGATATAATCCGTAATTTCTCATTATAAGGTTGAGTATCACCTTTTTTACCTTTAAAACTTTTATATCGTTTCCTTCCAATGAAAATAGGATTGTCCAATATACGATTAACAGAACTGATAATAAATAATCCACCTTCACGATTTCTATATCCATTATCATTTAGGTAATCAATAATTTTTCGATAACCATAATTTCTTTCTATATATAAGTTGTAAATTAGTTTGACTACTTTACTTTCATATTCATCAGAAACTAGTTCCTTTACCTTTCTATCCTTATCTTTCCAGTGTGTTTGTTCTGTTTCAACAATTTTATAACCATATGGTGCTGCACCACCTTGAAAATAACCTTGTTCGCTCAATTGTTGTTTTGACTCCCTAACCCTAAGTGATGTCTTAATACTCTCACCTGAAGATTGCCATGAACTGATATAGTTAATCAACTTATCTACGTGTTGTTCCATTTTACGTTGACCTTCATTAACGGACCAAACTTCGACTTCATTCTCAATAAGGAAGTTTATTACAAAGGGTGTTTCATCATCTCTACGTCCAATTCTGTCAAACATGAAAACAAGGAGTACATCAAGTTCACGATTGACTGCAGCTTCTCTAATTTCATTTAATGCATCACGATCATTTGCTTTCTTTGACCAGCCCGATACCCCACGTTCATATAACTCATTTGCAACTTCCCAATCTTTCTGTTTCCTGACAAATTCATAACAAGCGTTTTTTTGCATAGGAATGTCTTCATCTACGGTAACTTGCCCTTTAGTAGACACACGGTATAAACACCATACTCGTTTCATACTCACCCTCCTTTTTGCAGGTTACTTAATGCCTATCATTATATAACAAAATAAAAAGAGGCATCAACTGAATACCTCTGTGAAAAAGATGGTAAGTCCATCCTTGGCTATTTTATTTTTATTTTTGTCTTTACTAAAACTGAAGTTAACTTTTACACCTTGATTAGACGTATCTTTAAATATAACTTTATCTGATTGTTCTGTGACTTTATACTTACGATCGTTAAACGTAATTTCGCTCATTCTCGTTCACCTCTGTAATGCATACGCACATTGACGTATGTCCTATTACTATATAATAGGCGTGAGGAGATGAAGTCGCGCACTTCTATGTAAAAAGACGCCATACGGCGCCTATCTCGCTAATCTATTTATATTCTTGCGGTATTGCCAAACGAACCGCGCCAACTCATCGCCTCCCATCGCCAACTCCTTCCGATCACAAAAACGCTCGTTCTTTCGATACATCGTAAAGCGTCCGTCCGGATACTGTATGAGCGTAATCGTGCCGCCATTCTTTTCGTCGGCAATTGTTATATAAAACTTCACTCCGTCCCATTCCGATTGTAAACAAAACGTAAACAGGAAATGTTCGACGTCAACCTTCCGCTTTATCATAGCGCTGCCTCCTTATGCGATCCTCAACTTTGCCAGGAAGTTTCGTAATAAATCGCGAATACCCATCGCGACACTTGACGTAGTTCATCGCATGGTACGGTTTCATATTCGCCAAGTCCTCCGCAGTAAACGGATATAATTCGTCTTTGAGCTCCTTATAGTTATCCTTGTCGCAGCCGGCGATTAACATATAAGACGTATTGGCTGAGCGCAGTTCCTTCCGCATATGCGCTAACTGATTGATATAGTGACACGAAATAATCGGTTTGCAGATGAATTTCGCAATTTGCGACAGTTTCGACGTCATAAACTTTTCGCAATTATCCACCTGGTAAATTTCGTCAATGACGATGTTAACTTTGCGTCGTTCCTTTTTATCGCGAATCTTATCGGCGCGAATCTGAAGCGCCAGCCATATTTTCGTAATCCAGTAGGTCGTCGCTATATCACGCTCTCCTTGCGTTGGAAACTTTGATTCCGGCATCCGTATGCAAATCACCTGATTCTTCTGCATTTCTTCGACGAGGTTGACGTTGGTGTCCATGTCGCGCTTCAGCATTAGTTCCATTTGCGTGTTCCGCTTCAATACGGAAAGCCTGTCGATGATCCCGACGATTAAATTAAGCCGGGTTCCGATAATCGTATCGTCCTTAATTTCGTCGAGCTCGCAAAGCGACGTCATATATTCCTCCATGAATTCGTACTGAGCTTTCGGAACTCGGCCGAGGTAATCGTGGCGGACATTGTGATTTTGCAGTACACGGAACACGTCGCGAATGCTGCCGGTATTGATAAAGACGACGAGTGCTGCCGCCTCAAGGTATCGCTCCATCTTCGGAGATAGTCGGCTTTCGTCCACGTTAATCGCATTGATTAACGCCAGCAGATTCGCCGTTTGACGCTTGGCATTTTCGTATTGAGCGAAGGTGTCCTCCGTATGGCCTACCTCGTTATAGCCGAGCCCTTGCAATTTCGCCGGATCACTGTTATCAATGTTCAGCACTTTATCCTTCGGAAACAATGCCGATATCTCATCGCTCAGCTCGCAGTTTTCAATGAAGTCAAAGATAATCACGCACTCGCCGTTTTCTATCGCATCTATTGAAAGGTTGCCTATTAAGTTCGATTTGCCCGCGCGAGTAGGTCCGATGAGCAACGTCAGCAAATTGCGATAATGCTCGTAGTTGCTAAGGTACGCTTTTTGCTTGGCGCCTCGATACGTACTTTCCCCGATACACATGACGCCGCTCCGTAAATCCTCCGGCACCTCCGTTTCCTGCGTCTCTACTTTTTCGATAAAGTTATAGCGTTCGAGTATATCCCGCCCGGCCATCGCGATAAAGTTTTGCGCCTCCTCGTCTCCGACTTTGTTAATCTCCGCACCGGCTATTGAATAATCCGTAAACTTGAACGGCTTTCGGAGTGGCTTCGGAGCGAGCCGATTATCCTCCGTCACGGTTTCAAAGGCTTGCGTCAAACTCCTCGCATTATTGCGTTGCCTCAACCGGTCCTTGCTTTCGCTCATCACGACAATCTGCGAATCTAGCACGGTGGCAGTCGCTTTCTTGCGCGTGGCATCGCTGATTCGCTTGCCTCCGTTTAACGCCTCTACGAGCCCCTCAAAGGCGTTGTATTCTCCGCCCTTACGATTAGTCTTGGCGCCTCCTAGCACGTCTGATATGTCGTCAAACAGCGCTGAAATGACGCCTATAATCGTTTTAAATGCGTAGCCTGCGCCCATCTTGTTACGGTCGGTCGGCAGGTTCCGCTTGACCTTGCGAATAGTCGCTTCGTAGGTGCTCCGCCATGTGAATTGCGTGGCCGGCATGAAGTTGTAAAACACGCCAACCTTATCGCCTTCCTCCATGACGTCAACCACGTTTAGCTTCGAGCGCAGCAAGTCGTCATTGCGCCGGTCAGTTGCAAGGCTTAGCGCATTTTCCTTTGTATAGGCGAGCGAATATTTCGTAGCCGACTCGGAAAAACTAGGCAGGTCAGCGACAACCTTCACCGTGATATTCGTCCACGAGTCGCTGATTTTTTCTTTGATAAGCGACAGATAACTTTGCGGAATGACGAAGTAAAACTCGACCTTCTTCTTTTCGATATAAACGTAATAGGCGACCTTGGACGCAAGCTCGACGGAATATTTTGTGCCGAACAAGAACTCGCGTCCGAGCGCCTTGATTACTTTTGCGTTTTCCTTGCGGATGTTCTGCGTGAGATTCCGATAAATAGATGCGATGGACTTGGCGATTTTATGAGTGGATTGATTGCGGATAGAATTGTTAGGAGTAAGGCGAAGGTAAACGTATGACGGTTTGACAACGTTGATATAGTCGGATAATTTTATGCGTTTCATTACGATGCTCCTCCGAATAAGAATTTCAGTAATATATTCGCCGTGATAAGGACTCCGGTCCAGCGACCGCCATCTTTCCAACCGGCTACCTTGAGGATTATCATTAGCGCCGATCCGACGAGTGTGCCTGCGAGCAATAAGTCTTTCAATGCGTCAAATATTCCGAATAGTATTTCCGTTGTCACATCGGCAACATGGTCGCGCATCGTCTCCGTGCTTCCGTAAAATATCCGCGTTAAAGGACCTTGCGTTGAATGATTATTAAATAGCGCCGTCAATACGCCTGGCGAAACATGGTCGCCACTAATGCTCGCTAGTTGCTCGGCGTGCGGTGTTGGATCAACTACGTGACCACTGGCGTCCTTCATGCCGAAATGAAGATGCGGACCGGTTGAGTTTCCGGTATTACCGCTGAGTCCGATGACTTCGCCTGCGTTCACATGCTCGCCAACGCGCGCCTTGACCTCGTTCATATGTCCGTAGATAGTTCGTGTGCCGTCGGGCATCTGAACGCTTAGCCCCTTGCCTATTGCGCCTGTGCCGTCATATACTCGGTCGACTACTCCGTTAGCTACCGAGCGAAGCGTCGTTCCTTCAGGCATGGCGAGGTCGATTCCGCTGTGCGCTTGGAAATCGCGTACTGGCGACAGCTCTCCGAATTTTCCTGTTAGTCGGAATTTCATTGTTGCCGCCTCCTATTTTCCGGTACTAACTTGCGTATAAATTTCGTCAACTTTATCCATGCCAAACGGTAATCCCAATAAGAATAGATAAGTTAATAAATAACCGAAAAAAGCCTTTTTTGCGTGGTCTATGTCACCACTTCCTAACGCCTTGATTATATCTACTCCGCCTTTGAAAATAATTACCCATTTACCGATATTTACTAACTGTATATAAAGCGTTCGCCCCGCTCGATCGATAACTCCGTTGCTGGCAAATGCGTGGCTGCCTAACCCACTCGTTAAAATTATCAGAGTCATTCCTGCAACCTTATAAACCGTTCCGTACTTCTTAAAGTGACGCTCTACTTTTGCGCTGAATGGCTCCTTTTCCCTGCCGTTCAAAAATTCGCTAATGGACATGGATTCCGTTCTCATATTGGTCAGCTCCCGTCAAACTATTTTTCGGTTAGTAACCGATTGTACGTGCAACTTTACGCCGAGGCCGGAATATGCTGACGTAAGAGCACGTCGGCTTCCTAGCCCCGTTCCGTGCTTACAATCGAATTCCATTTAATTGCGTCATGCTCAGGTTAGTAACCGTCTGGGCTGGCGCTTTTTTTATTGTTCTGACAACGTTTCCCCCTTCCATGTCGCGTTGG